CGACGATGATGACGATGATGACGACGATGACGATGACGATGATGATGAAGACGAAATGGAAGAATCAAAGAAAGAAGATGATCCTCCATTTACAGGCGGGCATAAAGCAAGAACATATAAAGATCGATTCGGCAATGTTGTAAAAACAAAGAATATTGCAAAGCATCTTGCTAAGAAAGAGCTTGCTAAGCAAAAAGTGAAAGAAGATTTAGGAAAAGCTTTTGAAGGTGCAAAAATGACTCCTGCTCAAGAGAAAAAGCGGGAAGATATTATTATGGGTATGAAAAAGAACTCAGATGAACTTAAGAGACGTTATGGCGATAAATGGCGTTCGGTAATGTATGCTACTGCTACAAAGAAGGCAATGGAAGAGACAACTAACCTTGATGAAGCTGTAATGCAGGGTTCTAAGGACCATCTCAAGAAACTACAAGACATGCTCGATAAAGTAAAACCAGGTTCAGCCGATCATAGTCAGATCAGAGGTGCTATTGAGTCGATGTTTGGTAAGAAGCATATTCCAGCGAAGCACAGAAATGTAAAGCCAAATATGTATGAAGAAGTTGAACTTGATGAGGGTGATAAGGTAACAGTTAAACCAAAAGGAAATAGTAGGTACTTTACCATCATCAAAACAACAAATACTAAGTTCTATCCTATTGGAGATGAAATTTCTGATGATGATATCTCGATGATGCAGTCAGATGGAAAAGTTAAAGTTGATATCAAAGAATCCACAGAGCTTGATGGAGTATTTAAAGCAGGATCTATGAAATTAAATGATGGATCTTCAGTAAAGCTTTCTTCTGATGATGCTTCTGCTTTAAATGAGTTATTTAAAAGCCTAAATAGTAATAATAAGTCAAAAATGAAACAAATACTTAATCAATCAAAGAAAGGATATAATGAAATCCTCTCTTTCGCTAAGGCTATGTAAGGAAAGATAACATGTCAGCAGTAAAACCGGTTGCGAATAGTGTTGCTATTGATGNCACAGCAACTCAGATTACAGATTCTAGATTTCAATTGATTACGAATACAGATTCTACTCTAGCTTTAGTTCAACTTGGAGCAAATAGTTCTGTTATTTCGAAAACAATTCCAGTAAGAGCTGCATCAACATTAGCAATCGATATTGGCGTTTTAGCACCTGAATTTTCACAAGATGGCAATGCAGAAACGTGGATTTCTTTAGAATCTGCTCCTGGTGCAAATACAGTATTTAGAACACCAATAAGTAATTTATAAATTTAAGATGTCATATAGAAAAGTTTGGGAAAATACTAACGGACCAATTCCTAAAGACGAAGATGGTAGAAGTTATGAAATTCATCACATTGATGGAAATAGAAATAATAATAATATAGAAAATCTAATTTGTATTTCTATAAAAGAACATTATGATCTTCATTATAAACAAGGTGATTATGGAGCATGTTTACTTATTTCAGAACGAATGAATATAGCGCCATCTGAAAAAAGTAAGTTAGCCACAAAAATGAATAATAAACGAGTAAAAGAAGGTGTTCATCAGTTTTTAGGCGGCGAGATTGGTAGAAAAGCTAATGAAAAACAAATGAAAGATGGTACTAATCCAGTTCTGCAGAAAGAATTTCACGAAAAAATGAGTGAAAAAAGACAGAAAANATTGAAAGAAGGTACTCATCATTTACAAAGCAGTGAATTTCAAAAAAATTTACACCGGATTAGAAAAGAAAGAGGTATAGATCCATATACTAAAAATCGTATTCCAGTTATAAATAAAAGTGGTGAAGTAAAAATGTTGCTTCGTGAAGATTATTATGCTCAAAAAGGTGATAAAAAATTATGGACTTGGGTTACTATCAATAGTAATGAAGGAAAAAATAGAAAAATAAAGGACCAATTAGATGCATCTAATATGCGAAGTAAATGAAGATATTCAATACATCAAAGAGAATCTAGACGAAGCCGGTAAACAGAACTATTATATTTCCGGTATCTGGATGCAAGGCGATATTAAGAATCGCAATGGTCGTGTATATCCTTCACAAGTTCTTGCTAAAGAAGTTAATCGTTATAATGAACAATACGTGAAGAAAAATAGAGCTTATGGCGAACTTGGTCATCCTCAAGGCCCAACCATTAACCTAGATCGTGTATCTCATCTTGTAACTGAACTTAAACAAGATGGTTCAAATATTATAGGTAAAGCAAAAATTATGGATACTCCTATGGGTAAAATTGTAAAAAATCTCATGGACGAAGGTGCAACACTTGGCGTTTCTTCGCGCGGTCTTGGCTCTTTGAAACAAAATAAGAATGGTATTTTGGAAGTTCAAGATGATTTTATGTTAGCTACTGCTGGTGATATTGTTGCGGATCCATCAGCTCCAGATGCTTTTGTAAAAGGTATTATGGAGGGAGTTGAATATTATTATGATGTTGCAGCTGGTTGTTGGATGAAAGAAGAAGCAATTGATCGTATTGTTACAGAAGCAAAGAAGATGAATGTAAGAGAACTTGAAGAACAAAAGTTTAATCTATTCTCTAAATTTGTCCATTCTATTTCAAAATTATAAAATATATAAATAAACAAAACAAATATTGAGGAGAGTTAATATGTCTGAGCAATTAGACCAACTTCAGGAATTCGATGCCAGTGGTAGCGAAAATAAGACTATGGATTCAATTGATACAAAAGTCGCCAAACGAAAAGCTGATAAAAACCCACCAGGCGATAAAGCTGAAAAAGTTTCTGATGGCGTAAATAAAGAAGGCGGTGATCTTATTGACACCGTTACTACAAAGAAGAGCCCATCAAGGGCCGCAGATAAAACAATGGGGGAGCACGTTTCAGAAATGTTTGATGGAGAAGATCTCACTGAAGAATTTAAAGAAAAGGCTTCAGTCATTTTTGAAGCTGCAGTAAACGAAAAAGTTTCTGCTAAAATTCTTGGCATTCAAGAACAATTTGATAACGATTTAGTCGAACAAGTTGCTCAAGCAACTGAAGAGCTTGTCGAAAAGATTGATTCATACTTTGATTATCTTACTACTCGGTATATGGAAGAAAATGCTCTTGCTATTGAAGCTGGTATTAAGTCAGAGATTGCTGAATCACTTCTTGAAGGACTCAAGAGTGTATTTGTTGAACATAATATTGATATTCCAGAAGAGAGTGTTGATATTGTTGCTGAAATGGCTGAACAGATTGAAATGCTTGAATCAAAGCTTAATGAAGAAATCAATTCAAATATCGAACTCAATAAAGTTGTAAATGAAGCTCTTCGTAATGATGTAATTGATGAAATCTCTGAGGGTTTAGCACAAACTCAAGTTGAGAAACTTAAAGTACTTACTGAAGATTTAGAGTATGAAGATATTGATTCTTTTAAAAGAAAAGCAACAATTATTAAAGAAAAATATTTTGGTTCAAACTCTAAAAATCTTACCGAAGAATTAGAAGAATTAAACAGTAGTTCTGAAATTGGAAATGAGAATAATGTAAGATATATTGATCCAGATGTAGCAGCCTTTGCCAAAAGCATTTCTAGGTCTTTTGGAAAATCATAAAAATATAAATAAATAAAATAAAACCAAGGGAGACCTTCAAAAATGAATTTACTAAATGAAGAACTAATTGCAAAGTGGAAGCCAATTCTAGAGCATGAAGACCTTGAGCCTATCAAGGATGCTCATAAAAGAAATGTTACTGCTGCTTTGCTTGAAAACACCTATAAAGCTCTTCAAGAGCAAGTAGAGTGGTCACCACATAGTTTTACTAATCTAACTGAGACAAACCTTGCTCAAGATGGTACCGGTAATGTAAAAACCTATGATCCNGTGCTTATTACTCTTCTTCGAAGAGCTGCACCAAACCTAATGGCATATGATCTCTGTGGTGTTCAGCCAATGACAGGCCCATCTGGTCTTATCTTTGCTATGCGCGCACAGTATGCAAATACTACTGGTGGTATTGAGGCATACCCAGCTGGCACTGAAGCTCTCTTTAATGAAGCTGATACGGACTTCTCTGGTACAGGTACACATGCCAATGCTCTGGGTGCTGGTTCTGAAACAACTGGTACTGGTGTAACGACTTCCAATATGGAATCTAATACTGCATACTTAGAGATGGGTTTCACCATTGATAAGGTGACTGTAACTGCTAAGTCTCGTGCACTCAAGGCAGAATATACCACTGAACTTGCTCAGGATCTAAAGGCTATTCACGGTCTAGATGCTGAGACTGAGCTAGCAAATATTCTCTCTACTGAGATTCTAGCTGAAATCAATCGCGAAGTTATTCGTACAATCTTCACCAATGCTGTTGCTGGTGCACAGGATGGTACTGCAACTGCCGGTACTTTTGATCTAGACGTTGACTCAAACGGTCGTTGGTTAGTTGAGAAGTTCAAAGGTCTAATGTTCCAGATTGAGAAAGAAGCAAATCAGATTGCTAAACTTACTCGTCGTGGTAAAGGTAACCTAGTTATCTGTTCTTCAGATGTAGCATCTGCTCTTCAGATGGCCGGTGTCCTTGATTATACACCAGCTCTTAACTCTAATAACCTACAAGTTGATGACACAGGCAATACCTTTGCTGGTGTTCTCAATGGTCGTATGAGAGTTTATGTTGACCCATATGCTGGCGGTAACTATATGATTGTTGGTTATAAGGGCTCAAATGCTTTTGATGCCGGTCTCTTCTATTGCCCATATGTTCCACTACAGATGGTTCGGGCAGTCGGTGAGAATAGCTTCCAGCCAAAGATTGGATTTAAGACTCGGTATGGAATGGTCACGAATCCATTTGCTGAAGTTGCTGATCAATCTGGTGCTCCAACGGCAACCAACAACAACTACTATCGCAACGTGACTATTTCTAACATCATGTAATAAAAAAAGTGGAGATAATCCACTGAAACTAAGAGGGAGCAAATGCTCCCTCTTTTTTTTTATCAAAAATTATGAACTTATAGCTTTCGATCAGGAATATTTCTTTTATCAAGTTTTGGAAGTTCTAAATCAGGATCGGCTGACATTAACTTAGGCCAAGCGAGTATACAAAATTTCGCATTTTTGTTATTTATTTCAGTGAATGCGAGAAGGAAAGAGTTATCATTGGCAAAGACAAATATGTCATTTGAAGCATTAGAATTGATTTCTTCAACTGTACCATGAAAGATGATTTTCATGTTTTGTTTTACCATAACAATATTGAGAGCTCTATTTAAATCATGATCACAATAAATAGACACGGCTTCTTTCTGAAGAGCTTGCGAAATTGATGGCTTTGGAATTGATATAATAATAGATGCCAAAATAATAAGAAGGATAAAAAATTGTTTATTTAAAAGATTCAAAAACATAATTATGTTTCTCCTTGTAATTCTAAAAGATCTTTTTCGAATCGAACTCTTAATTTCATAAATTGCTTAATATAGTTATCTCGCTGTTTAATAAAAATTTGAGACCCATATGTGCCGGTAATTAAAATCACTAATTGAGTTATTGGAATTTGAGTTCTTTCTTCAAACATTACTGCATATGCTGCAGCTTGCATAAAGTATGATTCAATCCATTCTTCTTTTTTAGGAGATCGTGAAGTTTTAAAATCAATAATGGATAATTTTCCATCAAATTCTGCAATGCAATCAACTCTACCACCAACTTTTAAAAAATCAGAATATAATGCTGCTTCTTGCGCGCGTATGTTATTCACGCGCGTATCTAGAATAGGTTGAAGAGTTTTAAATAAATCAATGTTAGCATATTGATGTTCTGTTAAATAATCTTCATCATTATTCAAATAGTCTTCAATAATTTTATGAACGGCGGTGCCTATCTGACCGGCTTGATATAGAATTTTATCGGCTTCAACTTCGCCAATTCTTTTTCTCCATTCTATCAAGCCTTGACTTTTATCAGCTTTTCCTATAACCGTTGTAACAGAAGGATATTGTTTTCCTTTAGGTGTCTCATAATATCTTCCGAATGTGGTCATTCCATCTTTGATTTTTTCAAATTCAATCAAATCATGTACAAATTTCATTTTTTATAATCCTAATTTGTTTCTTGCAATTATATATGATTTTAGTAAAGTTGATCTTACAATGTCTGGAATATCAAATTCAACAAATTCAAACTCTTTCATCTCTTCAATAATATCAAGAAATGGTTCAATACCACTCTCTTCATGATAACGTTCACTTGTTAAATCATCCTGTTTAATATCACCACAAAAAATAATTCGACTATTTTCTCCAACTCGTGTAATAATTGTATGTAATTCTATACTGCTCATATTTTGAATTTCGTCAACAAGAATAACAGAATTATCAAACGTAGTACCTCTTAAAAATGAGGTTGTTGTAAATTCAATAAAATTTTTACTTTTAAGTACACTGTATCCATCATCTCTATTTAATAAAGTTCCTACAATATTTTCATATGGAACTTCATAATGTTTTATTTTTTCTTTTTCATTTCCAGGCATAAATCCAATTTGTCTTGATGGAACAGCCGATCGAATAATTATTAATTTCTTATATTCATTCTTTACAAGTATTGATTCAAGAGCAAGATATAATCCTATAAACGTTTTCCCTGTTCCTGGGCACCCATGAAGAAGAAGATTTGCTTTTTCATAATAACTCTCAAATGCATCTTTCTGAGAATCAGTAAGTGGTAATATAGATTTTAAAAATAAATTTCCTTGTTTATCGTTAGATTTTCGACGTTTTCTTCGATTATTCTTTGTTGATTCTGGGGAAACTAACATAAAACTCCTTTATACACTACCATTTAACTTTATCTGCCCAATATGCAGCACTCATTTTACCTTTGGCAATATTTTTAGCATGCCTTGCTTTAAATGAAGCTCGTTTTTTCTTCATTTTATCTGATTCACCTTTCTTTGGAGCTCCAGCAACTTTTGCTCCTTGCTCTCCAAAGCGAATAAGTTTAATATTATCACCATCTTTTGCTACAACAACATGTGATTTAGTTGGATGAGAAGGAGTAGCTTTTGGTTGATTGTAACCTTTCACGCCAGCAGCTTTAAGTTGTGCTTCTGTCTCTTTTAAATATTCTTTAAATGTAAGCATTATTTTGTATCAATAGTAGAGTTCTTGTAAAATTTTTTCATTCCATTTAAAACATCATTAAACCCACCATCAATCTTTGATGACATTGATGATCCAGTTCCAGTTACGATACTAGGAGCAGAAAGAAGCATTTTCCATTCGCCTGCTTTATCAATTCCCAATGCTTCTGTATAAGTACAAAATATTCTAGTTGTTTCACCAGTCTTTTTATGCTGAAATGAGTAAGTAGGCATTAGCAATCCTTATCAAAATTTTGGAATGATTTTATTTTTTGTTTCCGTTTTTCTTGTACAATATCAACTTTTGTTTTAGATTTATTTTTTGGCTTTCTACGAAAACGATAAAAATTTTCTTCATCTTCGTACAAATAATTTTCTTTATTAAAACGTCTTGTCTTGCCCATTGTTAATTACTTTTTTCCGGAATAAGATTTGGATATGCTGAGTTTAGAATTTCTATCGTTAATCCACTATATTGTTTTTTGTCTTTCATTGCTATTAATAATTTAGCATCTTTTGGGTCAACAGATTCTAAAAGTCTAATAAAAATATTTTCTCTATAAACTTGCTTCATTGCGTCATGACCAGTTCCTTTAAAGAAATAAGGAATCTGTTTAGATTGCTTATAAAGAATACCTTCTGCTTCAGCATCTTCTGCTGGGTTATAAGATGGTTCACCTTCTGGCAATAAACTTTCCAATCCTGGATCATACATTGCTTTCAGAACGGTTTTTATCGCTTTTTGGTTATTTTTTTGTAAGAATTCGATTTTTTTCTTTTTATCCTTCATTGAGGAAGCAGTACGTAAAATTTCAGAAATACATGTAATAGCCATTTTTAAAAATCTCCAATTGAGTTCAAAAGGTTTTTTAGTTTATACTCGACAAAATATCCAAAGAGTTTACTTCTATCATTTAAGTTATTATCGTTATATTTATTTAAAATCTCTTTTTGAATTTTTGCTGGAGTAAATGTAAGATCAATAAGCATCTCATTTCGTTTCCACCCATATTTAATATCATCATGGATTTCTTCTGAATTAAGATATAAGTCCTTTCTTTTTTGTGTCAAGACTTTTTGTCTTTTATTCATCACAAAACAGTCATCGGGCGATAATGCATTAGGAATACCGTCGCTTCGATCTCCAATTAAAATATGCTCTTTCAAATAACTTTCTGGATTATTATGAATAATAAATTTTTTTAGAACAGGATTATATTGTTTTACATTAGCATATTTCTGAAGTTGAATAAAATCTTTATCACCTGAAAGAATAAGAATTGATTCACTTGAACTATTATTCAGTAAAGTACCATATTCATTACAGAGTGTTCCAATAATATCATCAGCTTCAGCTTTTTCGCTTAAAATAATTTTATAAGGAAAGTATGTTTCAAGTTCAGACCGAATAGTATTCATAATCTCAAAAAGACGTTGCCAATTGATTTCTGATTTATCTCTATCTTTTTTACGATTTGCTTTATAATATGGATAAACATCACGCCGCCAAGATCCTTTATTATCAAAGCAAAGCACAAGTTCACCATACTCTCTTACAAATTTTTGTCGGTATGAACGAAGAGAATTCAAAACCATATGTCTTACAAGGTCTTCTTCAAATACCATATTTGTATGATTTCCTATCTGTTTCATGATATTAGAAATCATAACCTGATTCATGTCTACAATTATCATTCTTTTACTTCCCATGCCCAATTAACAACAATAAAATCATCAACGCAATCATGAAAACTGAAAGTTTCGTTATAGTGATCTTTACCATATTTCTTAATCATCAGTTGTTCCCATTGAGGAAAATATTCTGTTCTAATATCATCTTCCGATACAGTTTTGATTTCATCATCAATAACTTCACCATCTTCCTGCATAGTTGGAACATTATAGGAGAAATACCTCACAGTTTAATCGCCTTNCGTTTACTCAATATAGCATTCCTTATTCATAATTTGTAAGTGAATCTAAAAGATCTTCCCATTGTCGAACTCGAATATCCCAACAATGGTAGTCATCAATAAAATATTTAGCATCTTCATTGGCAGAAAAACCATACTGCATTATATAATCAATTTCATATTTTAATTTTTCATAAAAGACTTGCATATGATCATTAAGATTTTCTGTCCATCGATACATTTGAGTAAAATTACTAGAAGTCTCCAATAATGCTCCATAGTCTGGATGAACACAGATGCAACCAGCACTCATAGCTTCCATAAGAGAAATACAACTCGTCTCTTGCCAAATAGATGGATATGCAAAAATATGAGCTTTTTTCAAAGCTTCTCTTACTACCTCGTTTGGTTGAAATCCATGATATGTACATTGAGGATGCGCTTTGATATTTTCAAAAAGCTGCTTATATGGCTCATCTCTTTGCTTCCATCCATAAATTTCAAATGAGCTATAAACATCAAGATGAATATTAGGAAATTCCTTAGCTAAATGTTCAAACACTGGAAATAGTAATTCCAATCCACGATGTGGCGTTGTATGGTAAATTAAATTGATTTGCTCTTTAATATTATTAGGTTTTGCATGATCCTCGATAGGATCAATAGCATTTTTTAAAATACTTGTGTTCTTAAATGGAACTTTTAGAAAATTATTATATTGTTGGAATTGCCAATGAGAAACAAATACAATATGATCGTATCGACTTCTTCCAGACTCATTTTGCAAATGCAAAATTTCAGGATCACCGGCAAGATCATGGCATACAAGAATTTTTTTTAAGTCTGATTTAAGTTCACGTGGTCTTGAATGAATAATTTGAACACCATCCATTAAGTCCTTGTTTATTCTAGATGCTAATTGTCTGGCAATCATCTCTGTTCCACCAGATGAATCTTTATTTAACTCATTGAATTGTAATTTACCGTTAATGATATCAACCATAGTATTTTTCTTTCAGAAAATGGGATAATTCTTGAAGTTTGAAAAAAGTTTTATCTTCATATACAATATGAAATGGCACATTTGGTGTTTCATAAATAATTAGAAATTTTTCTTGATCATACTGCTTTACAATTTTTTTTGCTTCTTGAGCTTTTGCCTCATCACTATCTAATTGTGCATGAATAACAAATGTCATTGATCAAGTAACTCCTTGAGTTTATTTTTTTCTTTTCGTGGAAATGCCCAATCACGATAAGTTTCGCCATGAGCAACTCCTAAACTATCTCGAATAATTTTTGGTGCAAACTGGCCGTGACCTTTCTGCCATGCTTTCATCGCGCGATTGAAGCGCGATAGAAAATCACTATTATCTCTTCTCATTTGTTTAAGGATCTGCTTATTTTTTCCAACCAGGCCTTTAGAAACATAACCCTTGCGCTTGGATGTTTTGCCTTTTGCCATAGTATTTTATTCTCCTTTAGTACTTGAACATATATGTAATATAATACCTCTAAGGCCTCATGTAAACCCCATTTTAAAAAATTATTCATTTTGGGGTTTACAACTTCTCAGAATGTGTTATAATAGCTATTAAGCTCAACAAGGTATTGAATTCAATAATTGTTTAGTATATATTTTGCGCTGTGATAAAAAATTCAATCCATCTATGTTTCTATATATGTCTTTGTAATAAACTTCAAGAATGCCAGCTTGATAAATGCTCTTTGCACATTCAAAACATGGAGAAAGAGAAGTATATATTATTGCTTTATCAGATGAATTGCCAGTTTTTGCTAATTTCATAAGAGCATTCATTTCAGCATGTAATACTTCAGATTTAGTAATAAGTTTTCCATTTTCTTCGTATTCACATTCATTATTCATTCCAGATGGCATACCATTCCACCCCATTGAAATAATGTTATCGCCCTTAACAATAACACATCCCACTTGGTTTCTTTTTGAATATGATTGTTGGGCAATCCTTTCAGCAATATCCATATATAACATATGCGTTTTGTATTGTTTATTTGTCATCATTTTAAAATAATCTCATCTATGCATCCTTAATCGCAAAATGCTTCACATTTGCAACCTTGAAACTACGCCAGTTATTAGCATTAATATCCCAAACAGAAATATAATCTTCTCGAGCAAGCGACTTGCTCTTCGAGTCACCTGTTTGCTCTGGAAGAAAATCTGCTAAAAGCGTACAAACCATGTCACGCATTTCGCCATTAACTTTCTCAAAGACAACACGGCAAATATTCCTCTTTAGAAGATTGCTATAAATCTCTCTATTGCCTTCTGGTTTCGTAAGAACTGTTTCTCTATTCTCGGTATCTCGGTCGAGTAGAATTTCCATAGTGGTCATATCAAGCATATTAAATTTCTCCAAGTAGTTGTGAAAATTATAAAGGTTATGGACTATTTGTTCAGCTTTTCTTGTAAAAGATGTGTTGCCCGATTTGTTTAACTTTGACTAACGATTTTCTCCACACTGGTTTTACATAAGTTGCATGATACCATAGAGAACCATCTGTGATATCTTTGATCTTATGAGTTAAGTATACCTGCAAAGCAACACGTTTAGCACTCACGAAGGCTTTTTTATTTGTAAATTTTTCCGGTTTTCCATCACAGAAATAGGAGAATTGACAAATACTTCTTCTTTTCTGCCTAACAACCTTACATATCGTGTTTGGATATTTTTTTGATTGTACGCGATTGAGAATCACATTGGCAACAGCTATTTGCCCTTCTAGGGGCTCTGATCTCGCCTCAAAATAAACAGCTTCTGTGAGACACTGTAGCTGCTGCTCAATGTGAGGAGAGGTTAAGTGATTATTAAGGACTGCTGACATCAACAGCCCCATAACAGCACTTTCTAGCATTGTCAGTTTTCCCGCTGACGGTGTTTAATCTTGCGGGTGTATTTTCCACCCTTCTTGTTTTTAACTACTCGCTGTCTGAAAGGAGAATCCTTCACAAACAGCGACTTGTGTATAGGAGATCTCATCTTCCCTTTCCTT